TACCGCGAAAAACCGGCACCGACCCACAACCCGCAAGCCATGCAGCACTGGCGATCCTGTCAGCACTGCACCCACAACCCCGACCGCTGCCATCAGGAGATTGCCCATGCTCGCCTCCACTAACCGCACGCTGCTGAAAGTGTTGACCCCGTCGTTGGCCGAACACCTACGGGTATTCAACCACGCTGCTCGGACTTTGCAGTCAATGCGCATCCGCCTACTGAGCCTAGACCCTGTGCAGAACCGACTGACCATAGACCCCGAGGCAGGTCGCGCACTGATCAACGCCCGCGCCGTCAGCGGTTATCAGCGTCACGCCAGCGCCGGTAGCACCCGTTACACCGTGTTGTTCCAGGGCGTGACCCTGGAATGGCGCGAGCCCATCAGCGCCGCCCGTCCCGATGAATGGGCTCGCCCGACTATCCATTAAGGAACCCTGCAATGACTGCACAAAAACACACCATCCCCGAAGGCTACCGTGTCGATGCGCAACGTCGACTCGTTGCCGAAAGCATGATCAAGCCGCTCGACCTGGCCCGTGATTCCCTGGTGTTGGAACTGGTCGAAAAGGCCCGCGTGGCCAGCAAAGGTTTGGCCCAATTCAAAGCCGCCGCGTTCGGCGACATCGACGCATTTGTCGAAATGAGCGCAGAAGAATACGGCGCCAAGCTCGGTGGCAAGAAAGGCAACGTAAGCCTGATCAGCTTCGACGGCCGCTACAAAATCCAACGGGCCATCCAAGAAAGCATCGCCTTCGACGAACGCCTCCAGGCGGCGCGGGCCTTGATCGACGAATGCCTTGAAGAGTGGACAGCCGGGGCTCGGCCTGAGGTGGTCACCCTGGTCAACGACGCATTCCGCACCGACACCAAAGGCGATATCCGCACGGCGCGAGTTCTGGCCCTGCGTCGCCTGGAGATCGCCGACGAACGTTGGCAGCGCGCCATGCAGGCTATTGGTGACGCCTGTCAGGTGGTTGGTTCCAAGTCCTATATCCGCGTGTATGAGCGAGTCGGCGACACCGATCAATACCAGCCAATCAACCTTGATATTGCGGGGGTGTGAGATGACCAGTTCAACCACAGCAACACTTCACGACCCCGATATTGCCGAAATGCTTGAACAACTTCAGGCCTGGCACGCCAAGCGTATCGACCAGCTTCAGAGCTTGGTCGATGCCAAAGACGACGTGGATATTGTTCTGCGCGGAGTCGATGGTCAGCAGGTCGAAATCACAGGCGATGCGCGTAAGGGCTTTAAATCTGCAATGCGTATCGCTGTGGAGTTGTTCTCTCCGTTCCCCTTGCGAACCGAGAAGGTCGAAGCCGATGACGACCAGGAGGAAGAGTGACATGGAATACATCGATATCAGAGTCCGCTACAGCACTGGTGCCTATCACGCATCGGTTTCAGGCCAGAAGGTCACCGCGTCCTCCAGCATCAGCGAACGTGATGCGAGCAAGGTACTGCTCTGCAAATTGCAACCTGACGCCGAACTGGAACGGATTGAGCTGCTTTCGGCAGGTCACTTTGGCAGCGCAACGTGCATTCGACTTCACCTGAAATCCAGGGAACAAGAAATGAAGATTACCGCTTATTGCTTTGCTTCCGGCCATATCGAGTTTGGTAGCACTGTCCCGGATGGGGCCATTGCCCTGGCGATTGGAGAAGACAAAACAGTCCGCGAGATCATTAGCGGCACTGCTCAGCTTTCCCGGCAAGACAACGACGCCTGGTTTGTTCCTGGTGTTGCCGGTGCACCTAATCAACGCGAAGGCGTTCTCGCCGTGGCGCGATACATCCAGTGGTTGGGCAAGAGCAATCAACCCGGTTTCCGTGCCTTGGGGGCCTGACGATGCAGCGCTTTCACGATACCCGCAACGACCCGTTGCCGATGCATTCGCCACAGCACGATACGGAGCGCGCCAACCTCGCTCGGCAAACCGCCGAGTTCCTGGCTCGTGGCGGCAAGGTCCAGCAGGTCGGCCATCGCATGAGCAATGCGCCCGCAACTTTCACCATCAACCCGGAGCGCTCGCCGGTCTATGCCCATTTGTTCGCGCCGGTTGCCGCCGAGGCTGCTCCCGAAACGCGGGTGTTGCCTGAGCCAGTAACAGAACTTGCTCCGACAGATGAGCAAAAGCTAGCGGCCCTGATCATGGCCGACGCCGCCTTGGGCAATTCCCCCAAGTGGATCGCCAAGAAACACCACATGACCGAGAAAAGCGTGCGGCAGATCGCCCGCGATTACTACATCCCCTTCCATGTACAACGATAGGACATCCCATGGCCAAGATCACCCTAACCCTTGAAGACCAGCGCGACGAAACCGGCAAACCGACTGTGTCGCTGGACATGTCCTGCGCCTGCGTCGGACCGTTCGGACAGACCTTGCAAACCGAGGCGCTTCGCATCTCGCAAATGCTGTTCGGCATGGCCGCTTGTGAGGAAAGGCTCGGAGGTCTACCGGCCTACCGCCGCCAGCCGAGCAACAACACTCTCCATTAAGCGAAACCGCCCGGCCATCCGGGACGGTCTGCCAGGTGTGGTTGCCTGGTACTGATGAGCAGCCAACCCATGACCGACGAAACACCCGCAGCACGTAAAACCCGTCTGGCCCGAGAACGCAAACGTGCAGAACGTCAGCGGCTCAAGGACAAGCGGCTCGCCATGGGCGCCAGCAAACTGAAAATGGAAATCTACAGCGGTACGGAACGCGAGCTGGAGCAGATCCGCACGGCCGGAGAGTTTGACGAGACCGAGCATGCGCTCACGGTGGCGATTCACGGTGTCGCCGAACTCTCTCGACGTGACCCGGCAGCATTCCGTGCCCTGATACAACGGAGAGGATAATGAACACCAGAAACCTGCAACTCAGCAAGATCCACATCGCCAAGAAAGACCTTGGCCTGGACGACGACACCTACCGCACACTGCTGGCCCGAGTAGCCGGTGTGCGTTCGGCTAAAGACCTGACCCCGCGCCAGATCGGCGCGGTCCTAGACGAGTTCGCCCGGTTGGGTTGGGCTTCTACGTCAGCCAAACAAACCGGCCGCAAGGCTCCAGCGCCAGCACCGGATCGGGAAAAGCTGATGGGCAAGGTAGAGGCCTTTCTCGCCGAAGCCAAACGCTCCTGGGCGTATGCCGATGGCATCGCCCTGCGCATGTTCAAGGTCGAACGCGTGGAATGGCTGGACCCGCAACAGCTCCGCAAGATGGTTGCAGCGTTGACCTACGACGCTCGCCGACATGGGAGGCCTGAGCGATGAACGAAGATCTGTTCCCGGACGACAGCGATAAGCTCGACCCTGAAAAGGTTCTGGCTCACATGGAAACGCCAACGGTCCTTGCACGCTGGGAGGGCACCCTGGGTGAGATGGTCAGGATTGCCGAAGTCGAGTTGCGCAAGGCGCTCAACAACACCGATAGCGCTCCTGAGCTGGCCCGTCGGGTGGTCTATTCCATCTGCGAACACCAGGGCGGGACAGTGATGTATTTGCCTCGCGGCACAATCCTCAAGCGAGCCATGCGCGACGCTGCTATCTATCAGGACTGGCGGGACAAGGGGGTTAAACCTGCTGATATGGTCAGTAAGTACGACCTGTCGAGCCAAACGATTTATGACATCATTGCCCGTCAACGGGCGCTGCACCGCAAGAGCGAGCCCGATTTATTCGGCTTTGATGAAGGGACGGTTCACTGATGAAAGGGACAACGGCGTACTCAGCAATCCTACTGGTAGCAGGGCTCTGCGCGATCAATAGCAGCCATGCTGAAGAAACCGTTGAGGAACAGGCTACTCAGATTCTGCTGAATGCCTGCCCGAAACTGGTAGCTCTGCAAAAATCGTCAGAGATATCGAGTCTGGTGGCGATCCGTCAGCCAGCCGAAAGCTTTGATGAACAGGAAAAGGGCTGGAAGGAAATAGTTAAAGTCACGGTCACGCTGACATCTCCGGTAAAAAGTCTGCCCCGTGACTTCTACGCCTCAGGCCACACCTGCCAATACGATATCGGTAACAGTGGGATCTTCACCGCAAAGTCTCCCTGCAAGAAAATATGCGACTTTGATACATCAAGTAAGGGGGCTGCCTACATGCCTATCCCTGCAACCAACGCCCTGCAACTCGCTGCCGAGTAACTCCAGCCCCGTCACCGTGCGGGGCTAAAACCTTAAACCCCCCTGAAATTACAACTTCCTCCCCTGTGCGCGAACCTACACCCGTTCTTTCAAACGGCAGGTTCGCACCATGCACACCGCTCCCGCTTCCCCCAAAGTCTCCCGGCCCCAGTGGCCGCGCCAACATGCGCAACTCATCCTTGCCGCAGGGGATGACCTCGCCCGCGAAGTCTTGTGGGCCAAGGTTCCAGCCGACTGGCGGGACATGGTGCAACTGCATATCTCCCAGGCAGAAGCGCACACCGAGCAGCACGTCCGACAGCGTGAGAAGTTTCGCCCTGCTGTAAGTCCCACCATCCCTGTCCTTGCTGAGTATCGAGCGCCCATCCCTGTGCGCGGCAACGCCGTGGTTGCCAACCACCATCTGGCCGCTCTACGCGTCGCCATCCACACACCGCGAGTATCTGTATGAACCTTCACCTACCGAAGCAGCGCCCCCGTGCGCCACGTATGACCGACTGGACGTTGATCACCATCGCACTGCTGTTGTGCCTGGCTATCGTTGCTCCGACCAAACTCCCGGTCGTTCTCTATAAATGTGGTCTGGTCACCCTGGGCGGTGTACTCGGCTACTGGATCGACCGTGCGTTGTTCCCCTATGCCCGCCCAAACATGGTCCGGCGTTATGAGCGCTCCATGGCCGGTGTTCGCCGCGCCCTGGTCGTGCTGGCCTGCGTCCTCGGCCTGACGTTGGGGCTCTGAGCATGCGGCGAATCCTTCTATATATAGGTGCCGCGTCGCTGGCCTCGATTGTCGGACTCGCGGTATCCACCGCAGCCTATGCCGAAATCCCTACCCAGGCCGAACGCTACCGTCGTGACCTAACCCGTATCGCCCAGGCGGAATGGGGACTGGATGCCCCGGTGGCAACCTTCGCCGCGCAGATCCATCAGGAAAGCCGCTGGCGGTTCGACGCGAAATCGCCAGTCGGTGCGCAAGGCTTGGGCCAAGTGATGCCCTCGACCGCGACCTGGCTGGCTCAGTTGTTCCCCAAAGCCTTGGGCAAAGTCGAGCCGTTCAATCCGATTTGGTCCATGCAGGCGCTGGTCAGTTATGACCGCTGGTTGGCGGATCGTATCCAGGCGCGTGGTCCCTGCGAACAAGGGGCGTTCATCCTGTCCAGCTACAACGGCGGGCTGGGCTGGGTCATCCGCGACCGCAAGTTGGCTTCGGCAAAAGGCGCCGATCCGCTGACCTGGTTCGACTCCGTCGAGCGGCACAACGCTGGTCGCTCGGCCGCTGCCTTCAAGGAAAACCGCCAATACCCGCGTCTGATCCTGCTGCGCTGGGAAGCCCTGTACATCGCTGATGGCTGGGGCCAGGGAGTCTGCCAATGAAACGTCTGCTGGATCTTATTAGCCCAGCCACCTGGTGCGTGGCACTGATCATTGCTGTGGTCTACGGCCTGCATCTCTACCGCCAGGAAGGCTATGACGAAGGCTTCGCCCTGGGCACAGCCAACGGCGACAAGATCGCCGTCGACCTTCGCGAAACCTTCACCAGGGAAAAACTGAGTCTGGCCCTAGCGGCCGCCAATGCCGCGAACAAGGCCCTTGCCGACTTACGCGCCGAACAGGCCAAGGGCAACCAACTGGCCAGCCAGTTGGCTGACACCAAAGACAACCTGCGTAAAACCACCGACAAGCTCACAGGGGAGATAACCCATGTCACCAAACTTTACCGGCGTGCCCTCGATGCGCAGCCCGAGCCGCTGCCTGTTGCTGTGTTCACTACTGGCTTTGTCCGCGTGTGGAACACCGCCAACGGCATCAGTACCGCAATGCCAGCCCCGAACAGCGCCAGCGGAACTGCTACGCCGTCCAGCGGAGCCGGAACCGCTGACGACCTCGACTCCGGTCTTGGCCAGGATCAGCTCCTGACCAACCAGATACGGAACGGCGAGCTGCATGGAACCTGTCGGGCGCAGCTCAACAACCTGATTGATTGGACTCTCAATGAAAGCAAATGACTACGCCAGCGTATTGGAGGCACGTCACCACGAAAGCTCTTTAGCCGCTCATTTGGCACAACGGGAAACCTTGACTGGTCCTTCCGCCGAGTTCTGCCAGATGGCCGATTGTGAAATGCCGATACCCGAAGACCGACGCCAGGCCGTCGAGGGCGTGCAGTTCTGCGCCGAGTGCCAAACACGCCGCGAAAGAAGGTGCTGCAAATGATGATGATCGAAATGCCTGCCTGGCAGTTGATCAGCGTGGCGGTCGCGGTTCTGGGTGGTTTTGCTGGTTTGGTGAAGCTGCTGCTGTTGCAGACGGAGCGGCGCCTGGACCAGCGCAATGCCGTGATGGATGACCGCTTCAACGCCTTGGCCAAAGACAGCGACCGCCTGCGAAGCGTGGAACTCAACTTCGAACGGCTGCGCGCAGACCTGCCCCTGCACTACGTGCGACGTGAGGACTACGTCCGAAACCAAACCGTCATTGAAGCCAAGCTCGATGCCTTGGCGCTCAAGTTAGAAAACGTTCAGCTCAAAGGAATACGACCATGAACATTGATCCCGCCAAGGTCCGCCGCGAATCCCTGCGATGGTACATCCTTCTCACCCTCAACACCTCCCGCCCCGTGGACCCGCATGAAGCCATGGTGCTCTCAACGATCCAGGGCATTCTCCCTGATGTCACCACCCTGGAGTTGCGCCGGGAACTCGACTACCTGGCGGATCGCAGCCTGGTGACCCTGAAAAAACAATCCAGCGGTGCATGGATTTGCGGCCTGACTCACTACGGTGTTGACGTGGCCGAGTACACCATCGACTGCAATCCTGGCATTGCCCGCCCAGAAAAATACTGGAGCTAAGCCATGCCCCCGCGCAGCAAAGTCGCCAGCTTGCCCAAGGCCGTAAAGGCCTGGCTCGACAAGGCCCTGGCCGAAAACAGCTTCAGCGAATACGAAAGCCTTGCGGCCGAGCTGTCGGCCCAGGGCTTTTCGATCAGCAAGTCCGCGCTGCACCGCTATGGTCAGGACTTTGAGTCCAAGCTCTCAGCGCTCAAGGTCGCTAGCGAACAGGCTCGCGCCGTGGTGGCGGCTGCACCGGATGAAGAAGGCGCCGTCAACGAAGCGCTGATGCGTTTGGTTCAGGAGCACTTGTTCAAGCTATTGATGACCGACGACAAGCCGTTCGATTTGGCCAAAGTGGCCAAGGCCGTGGCGGAACTGGGCAAAGCGTCTATTGCACAGAAAAAATGGCAGACCGAGTACCGCGAGAAGGCCGAGGCGGCAGCCTCACGTGTTGAGAAGATCGCCAAGAAAGGTGGCTTGAATCAAGCGACGGTCGATGAGATCCGCCGCGAAATACTGGGGATGGCTGCATGAGCCTAATAATGGTGTTTAGTCGGGATTGGGGGCTGAACTGGAACGGTTCCGAGGCTCACAAGTTTTTCGCAGCGAGGGCACTTCAGTCCTTTCCAGGCCAAGCCTCCTCCTTTTTGAAGAGTAACCATCTCACCTTTTTCAAAGCAGTTACTGCAAAGGTAGTGTTCGGGCTCTTCACCTTGAAATTCTGGTCTGAGCTTGTAGGCAAAATAACCTGTTTCGAATGCGTGACGCTGATACTTGCTTTCAAGATCCACTCGGGAGTTAACCTTACTCAGAGTCGATTCAAGCTCTCCGACTCTTTTTACAAGCGTCATTTGCTCCAGTTGGGCACTCATAAGCTGCTGCTGCAATTCCATAAGGCTCTGCGTAAGTTCAAAGACGCGGCTCCTTACGGCTTCTTCATCTCGAAGGGTGAGCAAGCTTTTAGCTATATTTGCCGCCGTCTGTGCGCTGGTGACCCCAGCCGAGAACCAATCAAACATGCTCATATTCCTGGACGCGTTATTTGGCACCGAGAGTTTAGCATCGGCGGGCAACCGGCATGAGCCTGCCCCTTATCTTGGACAGCACTGCCAGCTTGGTCGCGCCTGCGGTCCTGTTGGATTACCAGAAAGAGTGGATCGGCATCCGTGCGCCTCTCAAAGTTGGGGAGAAGTCACGCCGGATCGGTCTCACATGGGCGGAAGCTGCCGATAATGTTCTAGTGGCTGCGGCTGAGAAACCTGCCGGTGGCCAGACTGTGTACTACCTGGGATACAACCAGGACATGACAGTCGAATACATCCAGGCTTGCGCCATGTGGGCGCGTGCCTACAACTACGCAGCGGAGGAAATCGAAGAAGGAATCTGGCCCGATAGCGATCCTGATAAACACATCAAGACCTACACCATCGGCTTCCCCAGCGGACACCGCATCGTCGCGCTAACCAGTCGCCCGTCCAACCTGCGTGGCCGTCAGGGCGTTGTCGTGATCGACGAAGCCGCGTTCCACCAGGACTTGGCCGAACTGCTGAAAGCCGCGCTGGCCCTCTTGATCTGGGGCGGTGAAGTCCACGTAATCAGCACCCACGACGGCACCGAAAACGCCTTCAACGAATTGATCAACGATATCCGCGCAGGCAAACGCAAGGGTGCGCTGTTCCGCTGCCCGTTCCGTGAAGCGGTTGAGGATGGGCTTTATCAGCGGGTCTGCCTGCGCAAGGGCATTGAATACAAACCCGAAGAGGAAGCCGCATGGGTCCAGGACGTCTATGACTTCTACGGCGATGCGTCGGAAGAAGAACTGGACTGCGTGCCGTCCCAGGGCGGCGGCGCCTTTCTCAGTCTGGCCCTGGTCGAACAACGCAGTAGCCGCGATGTGCCGGTATTGCGTCTGGCCTACCCGCAGGGCTACGAGACCCTGCCCGAACACCTGCGTCTGGCCGAGTCGCTGGAGTGGTGCGAAGAGCACCTAAAGCCGCTGCTTGAGGAGATCCCGCTGGATGTCCAAAGCTATTACGGCATGGACTTCGCTCGCTCCGGTGACCTTTCGGTCATCTGGCCACTGCTCAAGGAACAGAACCTGCGCAAGCGCACGCCCTTCGTGGTTGAGCTGCGTAACGTGCCGTTCAAGCAACAGCGTCAGATCAAGTTCTACATACTCGACCGTCTGCCCAACTTCCTAAAAGGCGCAGACGACGCTAGGGGTAACGGCTCCCAGCTCTCGGAAGAAACCGCCATTGAGTACGGCTTCAACCGCATCGAACGAGTGATGCTGACCGAGGGCTGGTATCGCGACAACATGCCGTCCTTCAAAGCATCCTTGGAAGACGACACCTTCTACGACATCCCGGCCGACAAGGACGTGGTCAGCGACGTGCGCGCCTTCCGCATGGTCAAGGGTGTAGCCCGCATCCCGGAAAAGCGCACCAACGAGAAAGGCGAAAAGTCCGGGCCGAAGCGCCACGGCGACGCTGGTATCGCGGCCGTGCTAGCGGATTACGCCTCCCGCCAGGAAACCGAAATATTTGAATTTCACCGAGTCCAACCCGCCGCCCAGCACGATCGCGAGATCAAGCTCGGCGCGGGCTGGCGCACCCAGAAAGGCATTTGGTAATGGCTGACTCCCGCATCGTCGACCAGTACGGCCGACCGATCCAGTACGACAAACTCACGGAAGAACTGGCCGCTGCCCGAACCACCGGCATTCGCCAGGTTTGGCACCAGTCCGTTGCCAGCGGCCTGACACCCGGTCGCCTGGCCAACATCCTGCAAGCTGCTGCCGAGGGATCGGCTCATGACTACCTGACCCTGGCCGAGGAAATGGAAGAACGGGATCTGCATTACGCGTCGGTGTTAGGCACCCGCAAGCTGGCGATATCGGGTCTGTCGATTCGGGTTGAAGCCGCCAGCGACGACGCCGAAGACGTGCGCCGAGCCGATCAACTCAAAGAGATTGTGGACTCCCCCGAGTTCGGCGAACTGCAAGCCGACCTGACTGATGCCATGGGCAAGGGCTATGCCGTCTCCGAAATCATGTGGGACCGCAGCGGCAAGACCTGGAACCCGGAGCGCTTTGAGCCCCGAGATCAGCGCTTCTTCCAGTTCGACCGCGACACCGGCCGGGAGCTGCGCCTGCTCGATGAGGCCGACCCGGTGAACGGCGTGGCCTTGGCGCCATACAAGTTCATCGTCCACTTGCCGCGCATTCGTTCGGGTCTGCCGATCCGGGGCGGTCTGGCGCGTCTCGCGGCCGTTGGCTACATGTGCAAGGCCTGGACCTGGAAGGACTGGATGGGTTTTGCCGACATCTTCGGCATGCCGATGCGCGTGGGCCGCTATGGACCAGGGGCCAGCAAAGACGATATCGCCACCCTGATGTCGGCAGTGGCCAACCTGGGCAGCGATGCGGCGGCGGTGATCCCGGACAGCATGCGTATCGACTTCACCCAGGCCGCCAATGTCACCGGCGCTGGGGACTTCTTTAAAGGCCTAGCGGAGTGGTGGGACAAGCAAGTCAGCAAAGCCGTGGTCGGTCAGACCATGTCCACTGACGACGGCTCCAGCCAGGCCCAGGCCACGATTCACAACGAAGTTCGCCTCGACCTGCTGCAAGCCGATGCCAAAGCCGAATCCAACACCCTGAACCGCTACTTCGTGCGGCCCTGGTGCGATCTGAACTTTGCGCCTGGTCGGCCGTATCCACGGTTGATCATCGACGTTCCCAAGCCTGAGAACACCAAGGTTCTGATAGAGGCGCTGAAAGAGCTGGTGCCGCTGGGGCTGAAGGTCGAGCAATCGGTCATCCGCGACAAGCTCAACATTCCCGCTCCCGCCGAGGGCGCCGAGTTGCTGGGCGTCCCGGCACCGGTTGCCACTCCAGCATTGGCACAGGCGACCAACAGTGAGCAGGTACGGGCGAAACCGGCGGTTTTGCCGGATATCGTGGATAACGAGGTGCGGACGATGGAGCTGACCGTGGGCGCTCACCTGGATGACATGGTCGAGCAGATCAAGGAACTGCTCGACTCAGTCTCCAGCCTGGAAGAGTTTCGGGATCGATTGATTGAAACCTATCCGATGATGAACACCAGCCAGTTGGCGGACGCCATTGCCGATGGGCTGGCGGCAGCAAGCCTGGCTGGGCGTGACGACATATTGCGAGGGTTGTAAGTGGGCTTCCAATCAATAGTCTGGAAGCAGCTTATGCAAGATAACTGCGGCACCGCCCCAGCAAAGTAGGTACACGCCCTTGGAAACAAGCAGCGTTATATTCTGCACTATCACAGAAACATCCCGTGCCTGTTCGGGCGAAGGAAATACGAATGCAACGACGATTAAAGCCACAACGATAGTCGCGATCCAAGCGAGGCCTTTATCTTTTTTCGCTAGGTAGTACGTACCTGCGAAGACGGCAGCGCTTAGAAGAAACGAATAGAACATAAGATCTTTGAGCATTTAAACCTTCGATTCGAAATGTGATGGGGCTAACGACATATGGTCGGCAGACGCATAGAAATAATTAGGGTTGGCTGGAATTTCTTCAGCGCTACCTGGACGGATTAACAATGCCTATCTCCCATGGATCACTCCCGTTCACAGAGCAAATCAACTATTTCCGTGGCAAGGTCAATCTACCGACCCGCTCTTGGACGGATATCTATAACGCTGAACATGACTACGCCTTTGTAGTGGCCGGCGCGGTCAAACGTGATCTACTGACCGACCTGCGCGGCGCAGTCGAGAAGTCCATCGCCAACGGCACCACCCTGGAACAGTTCCGCAAAGACTTCGACCAGGTCGTCGGTAAACATGGCTGGCAGTACCAGGGTGAACGTGGCTGGCGCACCAACGTCATTTGGGAAACCAACCTGCGCCAGTCCTACAACGCTGGCCGGGAATCACAGATGGCGGACCCGGAGCTACGTAAGCGCCGTCCCTATGGCGTGTATCGCCACGGCGACAGCGCCCACCCGCGCCCGATGCACCTGTCCTGGAACGGTACAACTTTGCCGCTTGACGACGCCTGGTGGACAACACATTCGCCGTCATGCGGTTGGGGCTGCAAGTGCAAAAAGTTCATGCTCTCGGCCAGGGATGTCGAGCGTCAGGGCCTGACGATTGGCCCCGCGCCTGCTATTGAGTGGGAAGATCGGGTTATCGGCAAGAACAGTCCCAACGGCCCGCGCACCGTTCGCGTGCCCAAAGGTATCGATCCGGGGTTTGAATATGCGCCGGGGCAATCGCGCCTGACGAATGCCGTGCTCCAGCTACGCGCCCGTGATCCTCTGCCAGCTCCATCAGCCGCACCAGTCCCCATGCCGGCAACGGGTTTGCCCAACCGCCAACCTACGGGCCCTCTACCGTCACCTCGACCCGTTCCGGCAAAGCGTTTGCTCCCGGCCAAAGTACGAGCTTCGGAAGCGCTGACCCAGTTCCTGGGCGAGTTCGGCGCCACCGATGCCGCCCCGGCCGTGTTCCGTGACGTGACCGGCGATGCTCTGGTGATCGGCCGGGAGATGTTCGCTGATGCAAAAACCGGCGCGATAGTACTGGCCCAGCAGCTCAAGGCCAGTGAACTGCCTTTGCTGGCGGAAGCCATTAAGGCCCCCGATGAGATCTGGGCTCGCCTGGAATGGCAATCAGACTTGGGCAAGGCCGTACTCCGGCGCCGCTACCTGGCGCACGTCCAGGTGAAGGGCAAGGCCACCCCAGCCGTGGCCGTATTCGACCAGGGCGCCGATGGCTGGACGGGGGCAACCGGCTTTGTTGACGACAGCGAGCAGTACCTTGAGGCCTTGCGCCTCGGGGTTCTCCTTTACCGACGCACTGAATAGGAGAGGACCATGGCTGGTGCAATACTCGAAGTTGTCATCGATACAACCACCATTGGCAAAGCCCTGGACGAACTGTCAGAGCGCTTGGGCGACCTAACAACCCCGCTTAACGACATTGCTGAATACCTTCACCAGTCCACCGATGACCGCTTTATCAAACAAGTGGCGCCAGACGGTACGCCTTGGGCGCCGCTGGCGGCATCGACCCTAGCTCGCAAGAAAGGCGGACGTATCCTTCGCGCGAAAGGCACGCTCCAGGACACCATGCGCCACAACGTCAGCGGCAATGAACTGTCCTTCGGTACAGACCGGCCATACGGCGCCATTCACCAGAACGGTGGCAAGGTCGAACATGCGGCCAGATCGCAGCAAGTTCACTTCCGTCAGGGTAAGGATGGATCGGTCGGCAATCGTTTCGTGAAGAAGAGCAAATCCAACTTTGCGCAGTGGGTGACCCGTGGAGCGCATGACACCGAGATCAAGGCACGGCCTTATCTAGGGCTGTCGGCAGAGGATGATGTTGAGATCCTGGCCATCATTCAGGATTACCTACTTGAGCCGGTTACAGGCTGACGGCGCAGAACCTCCTTAGCGCTGTGATCGATGCTAACGGGTACAAGCATTGCTTGCGGGGTGTAAAGGTAGCGTTAGACCTGCGTTATATCAGTTCCTAGCGGTATTTTTTTCCTTATTGGGACCATCGACTTGGCCGAGGTGGATAGAATGCGTCCAAGGTGACTTTTTTTGACAAGGTCGCCACCTTAGCTTGGTGTGATGACTATCAGGGAGAAGACAATGCAGCACTGCTTCGTTATGCAGCCTTTCGATGGAGGCGACTTTGACCATCGCTACGAAGACGTATTTGCACCGGCCATAAAGGCAGGAGGCTTGGAGCCATACCGTGTCGATCAAGATCCGCAAGTAAGCATTCCGATTCAGGATATAGAAAAGGGCATTCGTGATTCTCGGATCTGTTTGGCAGATATCAGTATTGACAACCCAAATGTCTGGTTTGAATTAGGATACGCAATCGCTGCCGGCAAAGAAGTCGTACTTGTATGCTCGGAGCAACGCACGACACGATTCCCATTTGATATTCAACATAGAACCATTATCAAATATCAGACAGGTGCACCAAGAGATTTTGAAACGCTAAAGCAGAAAATCACATCAAAGATACAAGCCCTCTTACAAAAGGCAGAAAATCTGCACACTGCATCTGCCCCGTCCATACTCAAACAGATTCACGGGCTTGATCAGAATGAAATTGTTACTTTGGCTGCGATTGGCGAAAACATAGTGGCGCCAACTGACAGTGTTTTGGCTTACCAACTGAAAAAGGATATGGAAAAAGCTGGTTTTACCAACCTTGCAACTAGTATGGCATTACATACTTTGGAGAAGCGAGGGCTGGTTTCAGTTGAAACTGGACATGATTTCGATGGTGACGAATATCATGCCTATTCATATACAGCTACAGGTTGGGATTGGATGTTGGAGAACAAACACCTGTTTGAGCTTAGAACTACGCCAAAACAACCTCCCGACTTTGATAGCTTTGATGACAATGTTCCGTTCTAGATAGCTGAGGCACGAACGCTTCAAGCGTTGTAAACCTTAAACCCCCCTGAAATTACTTTCCCTTCATGACCCGCACACACTGGGGTCATGAAAACACAACTCGCCCTTAATTCAGAAATCTACAGCTCCGTCGAGCTTTCCGATGGAAAAGCGCCCGAGTGGGTAGAACTTATTCCAGCCGGTCCAAACGTCGTTGGCCGTGATGGCCGCGCCTGGCTGTTCGACGACTTCGCCTATCAGTCGGTGCAATCCAGCTTCGCCAGTCGGGCAATCGAACTGCCTATCGATTGGGAGCATTCCACCCAGCGCCGCGCCCCATATGGTGAAGACGCACCGGCCGGTGCCTGGATCAAGCAACTGGACACTCGCAATGGTGCTCTGTGGGGCCAGGTCGAGTGGACGCCTCGCGGCGAACTCCAGGTTGAAAACAAAGAGTACCGCTTCCTTTCCCCCGTATTCGATTACGACATCGAGACCACACGCATCGTGCGCCTGGTCAGCGCAGCCCTGACCAACATTCCCAACTTCCTCATGACAGCGCTCAACCAAGAGCAAATGGAGAACGTCCCTGTGAAACCCTCGCCAGAGCTTTTAAAACTTGTGGGGCTGCCTGATACGGCAACCGAAGAACAATTCCTGACGGCCACCGCCGAAAAACTCAAATCCACCGCCCAGGCACTCAACAACGAGTCGGCCAACCTGGACCGCTTCGTCCCCCGTGCGGACTACAACGCACTGGAAGCCCGCGCAACCAATGCGGAACAAGCCCTGAATGAGTTCAAAAAGGCAGAGCACACCAAGGCTGTCGACGCAGTGATCACCTCGGCCACCCAGGCCGGGAAGATCACGCCTGCAACGGTGGAATACCACCGCGCCATGTGCCAGGACGAAGCCGGTCTGACGCGCTTCAAGGCTTTCGTCGATGCGGCGCCGGTGGTTGCTGACCCCACCAAACTGAGCGAGCGCAAGCCTGACAACACCGCCACCGCGCTCAACTCTGAAGAGCAACAGGTCGCCAAGCTGCTGGGTATGAGCGAAGCAGAATTCATCAAGGGCAAGGCGTAACTCCCCTCTATATAAAGGAAGCAGTTCATGATCATTACTCCCGGTGCCTTGACCGCGCTGTTCACAGCGTTCAAGGCAGAGTTCCAAAATGCCCAGGCAGCGACGCCGACAGACTGGACGCGTATCGCAACCTCGGTGCCGTCGTCGTCCGCCAGTAACACCTATGGTTGGCTGGGTCAGTTCCCGACCTTCC